GTCCCCCTCATGAGGTTCCAAAGGTACAGAGGGGTCTTGCCCACATTAGAGAGTCTAATGGTCCTACGGTCTGGTTTCCAGTCACTCAGCTGACGCTTCATGATCTTCTTCATAGACTCCCCGAACTCGTGGATTAAGAAGTCTATGTTGACATCCTTAGAGACCTTTTTGTTCTCTAGTAAGTCATAAATATCTTTGATTAGTGTTTCAGTTCCCATTTTTAATACCCACTTTCTCGCATAGCTGCTTTAGATCACAATACCAGTACCATTTTGCTTTTCCCTTAACACGCCATCTCCTTTTTTTAGCTCCTATGACAAACTTCTCTTCAAGAAGAAAACCGCCCGGATAGTAAGCATAATTGATGTTGAACGCTTTTAGTTCACTTTCAATCAATGTGTCTGTTCCCATGATTCTCCAATTTTAAAGTCACCGCCCAGAGGACATCTTAAGTTAAGCTTTACGCCTGCCGCTTTTATACACTCTACAGCTAACCACCCGAACGTCTGTGCTTGATCTTCTCGGACTTCTGCTTGTATCTCATCGTGGATGTTGCCAACGAATTTATACTGTATATTATATATTTTAGCATACTCATCAAGAATTGTCAATGCCTTTTTCATTACAATCGCACCAGCTGACTGTAACAAAGTGTTTAAGGCCGCGTGGGGCGATCTAATCCAGAGTTTTCTTCCGTCCAGCCCTGTGAGATAACCTCGGTTAGCAGCTGTTCCAACTCTGTCTCGTAGGTTTGCAAGAGCTGGTGTGTTTGTAAGAAATTTCTCCTTAAGTCTTCTACCATCTCTTGCTGATCCTCCGGTGATAGTACCAATTTTCGCGTCTCCGGCGCCATAAAGAAATGCGTATATGAAAGTCTTAGCTTGATCTCTTGTTGCAAGTCCCGCAGCTGTTTGGTTCGCTGTGTGAATGTCACCATGTAATATTTCCTTTGTGTATCCAACATCGTCCATGTAGTGGGCCAACATACGTAACTCAAGACCTGAGGCATCACAGCCAACAAGCTTGTAACCTTTAGGCACAATCCAACAAGCACGACACTCTTTACCGTAGGGGCTGTAACCAGCAGGCACCTGAGCCATATTAGGGCTACTGTGCGTCATACGTCCTGTGACTGCACCGATAGCATTAACATAACCATGTACACGCCCATCGTCCTCTACGGCATCTACCCATGATTCCACCTGTGCAATACGCTTCTGGACCAAGAGGTACTCGCCAATCAGCTGGGCCTCTGGTATGTCCTTCACGTTGCTCAGTACCTTCTCATCCACAATCGGCTGTCCGTGCTCAGTAAAGTCCTTAGGTTTCCATCCGAACCATTGGAGGTACTTACCGATCTGCTGCCTAGACCCTAGATTGAAGTCAGGGTAATCAATACGGCTAAAAGAACCGCCCACGAGACTACAATCATCCCCAAGAAACTTAAGACCCACATTAGACAGGCAACCATCTTTCTTGTATTTGGGTACGATTTCTTTGATAAAAACAGGTAACGGTTTGAAGGTATCCCTGACGCTATTTTCAAGTTCAAGTTTTTTGTCATACAGTGTTCCCAGTAAGTCTATCGCTTGCTTCTGATCTAATAACCAACCATTGTTGATCTGTTTTGTAATCACCCTCTGCACATCGTGCTCAAGGTCAATACTCTCGTCACCAAAAGGTGCCAGCTTTGCTGTCAGCCTGTTGTAGACCGCATACGTAACTTCTACGTCCTGCACACAATAGTCAACCATCTCGTCCGTCAGCTTGCTCCAGTCATCGTAGTCCCCTTTGTGGAGATTCAGTCGTATTCCCCACTCTCTGAGGCTGTGTCCACCTTCCAAAGAAGGGTTGCATAGTCGCGAGAGAACCAGAGTGTCTGTAAGTCGTACAGAGGCACTATCAAATCCCAAGAGTCTGTCGAGTACAGGTACATCGAAGGCAATAATGTTGTGCCCGATAATGTGTGTAACACCGCCCAAGAACTCTTTGAGGGTTTCATGTGTCGGGTTCTTCAAAGTCAAAACTTCTTTGGTGTCCAGATCCTTGGTCACCACTACCCAAACCTTCTTCGGTTTCAGGCCGTCCGTTTCGATGTCCAATATCACTTTTCTCATTCTTCATCCTAATGTGCTCCAATCTATGACAGTTAGCGCAAAGGACCATGCACTGCTCGGCTTCTTCGACTACTTCGGGCTTAGGTCCTGCGATCCCTCGCCAAGCTTTGTACTCCAGAGCCATCGTCTTTATAACCCCTATCGGGTGATGGAAGTCTAGTACTGCCTGCGGGTATTTTCTATTACAGTCTGTGCATTTGAGCTTCACTTTGCCCCAAAGGTATGCACCTCTGTTTCGATTCCCAGTCTTGTCCCAAGCCCTAGTCTCAGAACTCATCTTCTCCTGAAGCCGCTTTCAGCTCTGGTGATACTCCAGCCTCTAACCGTCCTGTTACCTGATTATAGTACAACCAGCCTGCTGGCCCTGTCTGCCCAGTTCTACGGCACTTCACCAGCTGCACGAAGGTACTGTTCTTTGCGTAATCTCCCTCTGCCATCTTATCACGGCTCAAGAGAATCGTGTTGAAGGCGATCTGGTTGATACTGCCTGACCCCTTAAGGTCATACTCAGACACGTTGTGCGGCTGTGTAGCGCTAGGCTTACGCATATGGGATACCACAAGGATAGCCACATTGGTCTCTTTAGCCAGCTTCAGCAATCGGTCCATGAAGTCATCAATCACTTCGTTGCCGTTACTAGAGACACCCGCCTGTAACGGATCGATAATCAAGATACGGCAACCGTTACCTTTGACCATGCTCCGCAACTTCAAGAAGATCTCATCTGGGTCTGCGGCACCGTAGTGGTCATACAGGAATATGCGACCATCTGTGATGATGTCGGACTTGTACTTCTCTAGATCGTGGTCCTCCATGTTTTCGAGAGAGAAGTTCATGTTGTTGTGTATTGTCAACAGGTTCTGAACTGCTTCGCCCTTGTCAGCCTCTAGGAATGCACAGCCAATATTCAGGTCTGTGTTTTTCCACAGGTGGTAAACGATCTCGTTAACCATGGTGGTCTTACCCACACTGGTCAAGGCACCGAGCACAGTGATCTCACCAGCCACAATACCACCGTTCATCATCTGGTTCAGCTGCCCAAAGGACTCGGGGAACGGAATGATCTTCTCTTTGCCTCGGCGCAGGAAGTCTTCCCATGCGTCAGCCAGTGTGATAACACCAGTGATGATATAAGACTTGGCGTTCCACCACTCCTGCATGAATGCCTTGGCCTTGCCATGCTTCAGGTAGTCACTGGCATCCTTAAACTCCTCAAGGTTAACGATCTTGGCCTTGTTAGACGAC